GCCGGGATAGGACCGATCCGGCCAGGGGCGGTCAAAGAATGCCCGCCGTTCGAAGTTGCGGTCGAACTCGTCGAGCAGTTCGACCTTCAGGTCGGTCAGGATTTTTCGCTTCAGATCAAATAATTTCGGCATTTCATTTGCTTTTCGCGTTTTAAAACGTTATTTTTGCGCAAAGCGCAAACTTTTATGAAACATCTGATTGACATAGAAAAGGAGCAACCTTATCAGTGTGAGGATTGTCGGCATTTCAAAGGAGGTATTCGGTGCGCCGCATTCGACGTGATTCCAATGTCGATATACGATAATGCCGAATCTCACAATAAGGTACTCGAAGGGCAGCATGGTAGCTATGTCTTCGAAACAGACAAGCCTCGTGAAACAATGCGCGTATATGAAGTTGCAGATATTTAGTTCTGCTTTTTCGCATCGTATTTTCGGTTTATAAGTTCACCTACCGCGACTGCCAAAGGTCGCGGTTTTTCGTTATTCCGATACTCGCTCCACGCTTCGGCAATAAATTCCTTTTGCGGCGTGTAATTGGACTTACGGAAGAAAGAGGTGCAATACGCATATGCCGACAGGTTATCGGCGATGAATCGTTCTCCTTGAGCTTTGGCCGGATTGTAGATAGCCAAAAAATCCGGATCAGTGTACAGCGAAAGCATTTCGTCTATTTTATGCCCAAGTTCATGGTCAAAAACGGCTTTAACCGTGTCACAACCTACCGGATGAAATTTGTGCTGCACATCATACTCCAGTTGCTTCTTGACCTTAGTCCCAGCCCAAGTGGAATTAAAAGCCAAACCATTCAATGCGTATTCAGTAAAATTCTTTGATGAATAGGCATACGTAGAGGAACTGCATCCGGCCATGCGTTTCGCCCAGTTCTTGGCATACTTACGCAATACGTCATCTTGCATCCCGGGATTTAGTTTACATAGCTCTGTGTATTTTACATCCTCCAGTGCTGCCACGCGCCCTTTTACTGACCCTACGAATTTGATTTTATCGCGAAGTTCCGGAAAATCTGTAAAATGGTGTGATACGCAAGCAAATATTTCCTGTACCTGCGCCATGTCGGATTTTTTAAATCCGTCGAGGCGGCATTTTACACCGAGCTGTGTGCGGAACGCTTCCTCGGCCTCGGCAATCGTCTTGGCAGCAAACCCATTTTTAACCTCCCGCTTGTCGGCCATATCGGTTATTACCGTTTTTGCCTGGATTGAAAGGTTGTAATACGGATGGTGTTTCGGGAAAATCACTCTATCCATGCCGGGATTGAAACGGAACATTTCAGCGCGGTTACGTCCCTGACTGTCGAGGTCCGTGGTCGCTTCGCGTACAAGCTGTGAAACCTCGTTCCGATCGGTGTAATCGTATTTGCCCTTGCGTACCTGCACGACCCGGCACCGACATTTCCATCCGTTCGGCGGCATGATCTCCGACCAGCACGGATCGTCCTGCGGACGGGTCAGTCCTTCGAGCTTCGCATGCGCAGGCCGTACTTTACCGTCGTTGGCCGTGCGGTACTGCAGATCGTAATCATTCCCGTCTCGCTCGATTTCGGCCCATTGTGCCGCTGATTGCGCGGAATGTACGGCGAACTCGTACTCGGCTTCCAGGTAGCGCTCGTTGTACTCGGGATGTATCTGCTTCACCTCCTCGAAAAACTTGCTGAACGGTTTGATCTGTCCCTGATCATCCCGCAAGAGCTGCGAAGCCTCACGCAGTTCGTGGTAGGTCTTACAACCCGAGAATACGAACACGTCGCGCCCGAGTTTGTCGGCTGTCTCCTGCGGTATCTCGTGCTCCTTCAGCCCGAGGTCAACCCCTTCCATCAGGGCGTCGGTTATTTCGTCGATCAGCGTCCGGATCGGCTGATCCTCGAGCATGTCGGGACGAAAGTCCCCGGCCTTTTGCAAGTGCTTTGCGGCGTTTCGGAACGTCGACAGACGCACGACAGGCTTTTTGTCTTTGCCGCCCTCCGCTGCCAGCATCACCGGATCACCCAGTCCGTAGACCGCCGCCAGTCTTTCGTGCAGCCCCCTGTACGCGATCAGGGGGCGGTTGCGAAAAAATCGACTTCCCGGGGCTGCGGCACGGACAGCTGTCCCGGCACGGTGAAGGCCTTATCGGTGCAGACGATGCCGAACTTCTCCTCGATCCAGTCGTTCGGCACGTCCTTGAACTGAAGGAGCTGCACGACCATCGCCCACAGTTTTTCGACGTCCTCCTCCTGCTGCCAAGAAAACACGCTTCCCTCGGGCAGAATGCCTATGTACACCAGAGCGGGGATCACCGTGGAGTTCCAATATCCCGCCAGCATCTTACGGTCCGCCATCACCAGCTTCTCGAACAGCCGGATGCTGCTCTCCTCTTTGGAGCGGTTGCCGTTCACGGTGTCCTGTCCGATCACGGCTCCGTTCACCAGCACCGAGACCGCCTCCTTGCACAGGGCGATCAGGTTGTTGTAGACATCGCCGTTGGTGTCGGCTCCCTTTGCAAACTGGAACTCCTCCGTGCGGTCGATGATGAAGTAGGCCGCCGCCCCCATGTCGCGCAGCATGGCCTCGGCGCGGTCGAGCATGGCGGGGTCCTGCGTGTCGGTCTTCATAAACCGGGGCGGGATGCCGTATATCTCGCAGAGCTCCGACCAGCAGGATTGCGCGAAGCGCATGAACAGCACGTGCGGCACGGCCTTGTTCAGCAGGCCGTAGTCGTGATCCTTGCCGAACTCCAGGATGAAGTTCCCAAACTCCCGGACCTCGCGGTACTGGAGGCCTTTACTGTCGTCTTCCCGGAACAGCAGCATCCCCTTCTCGGGAATCACGTTCTGCCGGGGCAGCAGGGTGACGGCCACGGGTTCGGTTGTGTTCCCGGTCGTCGTGAGTTCCACGAGCGTATGACCGTACATCACGCTGTCGAGGATGTGGGTGTTGAGCTCCGTGACCCATGATGCCGCATTGAGGACCGCCGTAGCCTGGTCGTCGATCTCGTCGCCTACCTTGATCTCGAAAGGTGTCAGGAGCGTCGCCTTCTGCCGCAGTTCGATCTGCGAGGTGAGATGTGCGCAGAGCATCACGTCGTCGTAAAGATTCATCAGCCGTGCCCGGCGCGGATTGTCGACGTTATCCGCCGCGCGCAGCGCCGACCGCCAGGTGGCGATGTCGGACCGGGTCCGCGACAGGGTTTTCGGAACGATACTGCGGATGTAGCCCTCGCGCCGCCTGGCTGTTTTCGGACCATTCGTTTTTACGGCCAAATTCGCGGTCTTATTCGTGGCGTCGTGGGTTTTCCTGCTTCTGTTCTTTTTCTGCATTGTGTGAACGATTAAAGGGTATTTAAACGGTGTTTAGTCATCGAAGCCGTGGCGGAACTTGCGGCGGCTACCCATCCGGGCAGTGATGCGGACCTCTCCGTCTTCGGTCTTGAGCAGCGGCAAACCGGGTGCGAGGGGCTTGTCGGTACCCTTCAGGCCCGCAACCTTCTCGAGCCAGTCGATCGCCGCCCGGCGGTATTCGCTGACCTGCTCGAAAATCAGATCGGTGTTCGCCCGGCGGCATAGGTTCCACACCGCGATATTCTTGCAGTGCTCCAGAAGCGTGGCGTGACGGTCTTCTCCCGTGGCCGAGAATATCGCCTCACAGTCGTATTTGGCATTCAGGTAGCTCCGCGCCTCGTCGATGGCTGCCAGGATCGCCATACGGATCGTGACGGCGCTTGTGGTGATGTTCTGCAGCTGGTATTCGCAGATCGCCGTGTATAAGTCCTCCTTTTCGATGAACATGGCTTACAGGCTTTGATATTCGTCGATGGCGTCGAAACACGGGCAGGCCTTCATCCACTCCCACGGCTCGATGATCCCGTCGCCGTTCAGGTCGGGCGAGAAGTCGCGGTGTCCGCAGATCATGGCGTCGGGGAACTGTTCGCGGAGTTGTTGCAGCAGGAAGAACAGCGACGCCTTCTGTTCCTCGGTGCGGGTATCTTTGGGCTTGCCGTCGGCGTCCAGTCCTCCGATGTAGCAGATGCCGATGCTGTTGGCGTTGCTGCCCTGCACATGGGCCCCGACCTGGGCGATGTCGCGGCCCTTGCGGATCGTACCGTCAAGCAGGATCACGTAGTGGTAGCCGACCTTGCGGAATCCCCGCTGACGGTGCCAGCGGTCTATGTCTTCGATGCCGAACGGCACCCCCTCTTTGGTTGCGCTGCAATGCAGCACGATGTACTTGATTTTACGCATGTCGTTGAATATTGGATTAGTATTTACGCTGTGCCCGGATGCCGACGCGGTAGGTCCCCTTTGCCTGCCGGAATACGGTATTGAGTTTCGAGAGTGCGCCTTCTGCCGCATCGGGGCCGTCGACGGCTGCGCCTCCGCCCTTCTCGAATGCCAGGTACTGATCGACGAGTTCCTGGAAGTCAGGGCTGTCCCGCTCATCGATATTGAACCACACATTTCGGCGCTCGAAATAAGACTGCGTAGCTTCGATACGGTCGTATTTGTCAGCCTTCGGGCGCTTATCCGCCTTGACGGGGATGTAGTATCCGCGGGCATCGCCCTCGGCATCGAAGTCGTTGACGAACTCGTCCATCGAGAACAGGCCCTCGATCCAATAGCGGACCTTGCGGCAGTTGTGCAGCTCCGTCGTTTCGTACAGGTCATAGAGCCATTTTGCCAAGACCGTGCGGGACTGCTGGCGCAGAAAGCAGTAGATGAAATGGAACTCGCGGTCTTTCTTGCCGACGAGGATCATCCCCTTATGGCATGCCTGGGCCTTGTAGGAAAGGTCTCCGTAGAAGACCAGGGCGTCATACTCGTTCAGGGGCAGCATCTTCTTCCACTGAATGTCCTCGGCCTTGAACACCTTGCCGTCCTCGACGTGGACGTGCATATACTCGCGCATGAACGACCGCGAGGGGATGCTGCGGTACTTTTTGCGCCAGTGCTCTGCCGAGGTCTTCTCGGGCCAGTTCGGCTCGAAGGTCGTCAGGTCCTTCACGGCGGGCACCGTCAGTACCCGGTGTATGGGCTTTTCGCCCTCCTGCCGGGATTTTTCAGCCAGGATTTTGAACTGCTTTTTAAGGCGGTTTGTGATGCTGTTCTTATGAAAGTTGTTGTTGGCATACACGAACCTCCGGGTCGATCCGTCCGCCTCGTCGAAACATCCCATCAGATCCTCGAAGATCCACTCGACGGCCTCGCGCATCAGACGGTCGTTGTTGACATGACGACGCGTGTCGACATCATCCACGGCGATATAGTCGGGACGCTGCTCCTCCTCGCGGACGCCGCGCGGGTCCTGACCGAAACCGAGAGCCGTGAAGCGTACGCCGTCGGAGGTCAGGAACTCCCCGGACGACCAGTCGCCCTGTTTGTAGCGGCAGCCGTAATCGTT